TGGCTTGTGTAGCTGGAGTCTGCGAGATATAAACTTAGGGGGCCTTGCGCCCCCTTTTGTTTACTCAGTTCCTAAAAACTCTGTTAGACCTGTTTGAGCACCAGAAACAGCAGTGCCTATTACAGTACCTTTTGGTACTAATTTAGCCCAAGAGTTCCAATATGCTTTTGGAAGCTGTATTCCTTTTTTCTGGGCCGCTGTTGCTGCCCTTATAAGCTCTATTTGCTGATCCACATTTTTAGCAGAAATTGCTTTTTTAGCCATCAAAGCAGGAACAAAGTTTATTATTTGTTGAAAAACTTCAGTAGGGTTTCTTACTGCCCCTCTTACCGCTCCTAGTTCCTGAGCCCTAAGAGATAAAGAAAAAGCAGCCTCACTTCCTGAAGCTCTTTCTAAGATAGCTAACTCCTCTACCATTTTGTCTATTTTTTTACGAACTGCTGGAGTTTCTTTAAACAGTTCGTTAAAAGTTAAAGCAAATTTAGGGTCTTTTAGTTTTTCCTGTACTTTTCTCAAAGAAGCTGTGCCTCCTTGACCTTCTAGTTTAAACAAAGACTCTAAATAACCTCTACGAACTCCTTCAATAACATCCTCTTGCACTCCTAATGCTTGAGCTGCTGGAGAGTCTTTAGGTAATCGCTGTTCGTACTCTTTTGCAAGTTTTTTAAGATCTTTGACCTGTTGTATACCTACAGATAAACCATCCTGTGTTAACATACCACCTATGATTGCGGGATCTAAAGTATCTATTGCTTTTTTTATATAAGTTTCGTCTATAACTCTCCTACCATTCCTATACGTTTTAGACACTTCGTCGTATTTCTGCTTGATAGCAGGACTTAAAGACTCAGCAGCTTCATCCATCTGAGTCTCAAGAATTTTAATAGTGTCTTCATATATTTTAACAGCCGCACTAGATTTTTTATCACTTGTTTTTAGCTCAAACAGTCTTTTTTTAACAACAGAAAGATTGGTATGAGCTTCTTGAAACGATAGTTTTTCAGGAATGTTAGTTAAATACGTATATGCATTTTTTGATGCCGTATCGGGCCAGTTAAATTGAAAAACTGACTTACCTGTCTGTGGGTCTTTTGTAGGTTTACCTCTATGTCTAGTTTTAATATCTTTAATTTGTTCCTTAACTACCCCTGTTATATCAACAGGAATCCTCTTACCTTCTTGTGATATAGCTTTATAAAAAGGACTGACTATTTCTTGAAGAGCATCATCTGTAGCTTGTCTTAAACTAAGTAGATTTTCTCCGTGTTGTCTTGGAGTTCCTGCTTTAAAAGAAGACACCAACTGTTCTGTTTGAGCACCCATGTATTTTTCATAGTTTTTAAATACCTCATCAACAGTATTTTTAGTTACTAGAGAAACCTTAGCCACATCAAATAAAAACTCATTCTTTTTGCCACCTGCTACCATAGTAGGCATCAAAGTAGCTCCGTAGTCTTTCAATTTTTCTTGTAACTCAGCAACGGTTTCTATAGCCTCATCAGGACTATATCTATCAGAAAAGAGTTGTTTTCCTTTTCCAATCACTTTTGATGCTACTGGAAAACCTAACCCAAAAATACTAGACCATATAGCTTCTTGTGTGGCAGCTTCTGTTGCTTTTTCCAGTGCTTTTTTTGCATCAATAACACGCCCTTCAAAGTAATCTTCCGCTGACTCTCCTGCAAATCTTCCTACTCCTGCCGCTACCGCTCCAGCTCCTACTCCACCTACAAAACCTCCAACAGCAGCTCCAATTGGCCCAGCAAAAGCACCCAGACCCGCACCTGATTTTGCTCCAGCAATGGAAGCAGGAATAGCGGCTCCTATTTCACCCGCTACAGGTAACAAATCATAGACAGTTTCAGGGTCTTCCTCTGTAAAAGATGGTTGTTTTGACCTTTTATCATATTCCACTAAAAGTTTTTTAGCGTCCTCAGTTCTTCCGTCTTTTTTTAAACGAACAGCTTCTTCAATGACTTGTTCTCTATCTATCATATTCAATACCTGCATCTTTAAATAAACTTCTTAAACTAGAATCTGCTGACAGCCCTGAATCCTCTGAAGACAAAGTTAAAGGCGGTTTAATAAAAATATCCGCTTGATCTTTGTCTATAAAACCAAGATTAATTGCTTGATTAGTTAAATTATTAGACGCGTTAACTGTTTCTGATAAAACTTGGCGTTCTATTCTTAAAATTCTTTTTATAGTTTCTTTGGTTAATGTAATGTCTTGACCGGCAATAGTCTTCATGTATTCTCTGTCGGTATTTGACACTGAACTTCCCGAACCAAGAGCTTTAATGTTGTCCAGAACAGCCTGACCTCTTCTAGCAAAATAATCTTGAGTGTTTGAAACTTTTTCTGTAAGGTTTTCACCTCCAATTCCAAGATCTTCAGCAAGTCTACCAATTGAGAGTTTAACGTCTGCTAAAGCTCCAGTAAACATTCTATCTACAAGCTCATCAGTTTCCAAGTTTTTTTGAAAATTTAAAGAAGCATCTTCCGCTTCAGAAAGAGCTGTTTTGTAGTCTGATGCCCATAATTTAGAAAACTCTTCTCCAAAAACTTTTTTATTCATGCTGCTGTCTATTGATTGGATCACTTTAGACACTTGGGCAGCAGGAGCAAGTTCTAGTTCGCTGGGATTTACATATTTATTGAGGTCAGCCGCCCAAACTTTACCCGACTTATCTAAAGTTTTTAACATTCTTACTTTACCATCTTTACTTAAATAAGCTTGAGGAGTAGCATATTTACCTTCAGTTACTTTATTTATCTGTTCTTCGCTAAGCCCTAAAAGATCTTCTTTTGGAATATCATATTGCTCAGCTACAATATTTCTATAGCCCTCTAAACCCTGATCTGCTGACTTTGATTTTTGTTTTTCTTTTTCAAACTCTACAATAGTTTTTTGAGGCTCTTCTATGTCACCACCAGCGGACAGTGTTTTAGCTACACCAGTAAGACCTAACTCTTCAGCTCTTTGTATAAGGCTTTGTCTAACTTCTAGCTGTAGCGCAGCGTTAGCAGCTTGTTCTTCTGCCGCTAAAACTCTTTGTTGGTCAGCTCGCATAATTTCTTGAGCCCTCATAATCATTGCAGATTGTATTTGAGGGTCTTGTATGTACTGCGCCCTGATTAGCATTGCTTTTGCAGAATCTACTGGTTTAGACATATCTAAATCTTTAGACTCAGCAGCTATACGTTCAGGGGCTGTTTGCATGTAACTTGTGTCTACCCCTAAGTTACTAAACAAACTACCTACTCTACGAGCTAATGGGTCTGTAGTTCCCATTTGCTGGTACTGAGGAGCTGCTTCAGCTAAGCGTCTTCTGGGTTCATTGGGGTCCATCCGACCAAAATCAGAAATCCCTCTTAAAAATCCTTGTGAAAATTTAGCCATTTTAACCTATCCCCAGTAATTTTTTAATAACGTCAGGTAAATCATCTAAAGCACCGCCTTCGTTTGCAGCTCCTACCAAAGAACTAAACAAACCACCGCCGCCTACACCACCACCAATAACTTGACCGGCAGAACCTAAGGCTTGTCCTAACAAACCAGCCCTTAGCTTCTGAGCCTCTAAGTTAGCCTCAAGTCCAGAAGCAGCCGACTCTGCTTTCTCCATAGCGGCTTGTCTACGTGCTGTATCAGCAAGGGACGCTATGTTAGTACCTACCTGTAGCTGATTCAACAGTTGTGCTTCAGGTGCATAACCAGTCTGCATCAGAGCCTGTAAGTTAGCAATGTCCCCTGCCTGTAGCTGTGAAGGTAAGCCAGCGGCTGTTCTGGATAAGTCAAACATACCTCCAGCAAGACCTAACTGACCCTGTTGTAAAGCCTGTTGTGCCCCAGCAGCCCCTATGTCTGCCTGTTGTAAGCCCAACAACTGCTGTAGTCTCTGTGCCTCTAAACCTGCCCCAGCTTGACTACCAGCCAATCCTAACTGGCTCAAGCCCAGACCTCTCTGAAGAGCTTCTGATTCTAAACCGGAAGAAGCTTGACGTAGCTGACTGGACAAACCAGCGGCTTGTGCTGCCCTACCTAAACCTTCGCTCTCAAGACGAGACTCAATCTGCTCTGCTGATAAGCCTAACTGAGACAACTGTGAGGCTCTGTCCTGTGCTGCTGATTGTAACTGTGAAGAAGTACCCGCAAGCTGTCCAGCCTGCCCTGACAAGCTTAAGGCTCTCTGTAGGGCCTGTTGCTCTTCAGTACCTGCTTGTTGCATAGCCATCAAAGCTGCTTGATTCTGAGCTTCTGACTGAGCCTTAGCCAGTGCAAGCTGTTCAGGGGTGCTACCGAATTGTGCTGAAGCAACGCCTAAACGCCCTTGAGCAGCCAAACGGTTTTCTAACGCTAATCGTTGTCTTTCTTCTTCAGGAGACTGAGCAGCCCTAATTCTTTCGTAGACTTCTTGTTCTCTTGCTCCTCTAGGTTGCATTAAGCCACCTGCGGCTTGTCCTGCAAGACCTGCATATTGTGATCTCAGAGCTTCTATGTCTGCTGGAGCAGCCCCGCCTAACCCTTGCTGACCTAAAGCTAAGGCTCTTGACCCTAATTGTCCTATTTGCTGTGAAGGCTGTGCTCCCAGCATACCGGAAACATCACCACCAAATAACTGAGCTAATTGATTAAGTTCTGAAGAAGGCCCAGCCCCTGCAATCCTTTGCTGACCACCAGTCAAAGCTTGCTGAGTAAGACCCTCAAGCCCTGTAGGAGCACCCATACCAGCCAGTTGTTGACTAAATAACGTACCTACTCCTGCCCTTTGCAGAGCCATAGGTAAGTCTTGTTGTCCCGCCCCCGCTAAAGCTGTGGTTGCCCCCGTTAAAGCTGAAGTACCAAAGGGGTCATAAGTCCCAGTTCTAGTAGTAGCTTGAGGTAGTAGACCCGCAGCCCCTGTCTCTAAACCTGTGGCTAAAGCTTGCTGCTCTGGGGATAAACCTAAGGCAGTACCACCTTCAGCAGTAGTTGTTGCTGTGCCTGTTCCGGAAGTTACCGTAAAAGGTTTAAACGCCATTTCAGTGGCAGCGGTTTGACCTATACCTGCCATCCCAGTTTCAGCAGTTGACCCAAAAGCTTTAAGCTCATCGGAGAGGTTTTTATACTGGCTTATGTCAAACCCTAAGCCCAATAAATCATCTATAAGAGCCATTAGTAAGTACCTCCAGTAATTAATCCAGCAGTCAACGTACCACTAACAGTTAGTGTTGGTATTGTAACTGTGCCTGTAAAAGTTGGGTTAGCTGTGTCTGCCTTTGATGCTACTGCCGTAACAAGTGCATCAAACTCAGTGTCAAAGTCAGCCCCTTTGATAATCTTCGCAGGGTTGCCCGTAGGAAGAGTATCTTTGGCTGTAAAGTTTGTAGTCTTTGTATAATTGCTCATTAGATCATCCTACCTATTAAAGCTTGAATATTAACTTCCTGCAAAGATAATGCGTTTTGATTTATAGTAGCATCCATACCTATGGTTACTACCGTCCCTGAACCTGTTGTTTTAGTCTTTGGTCTGTCCACAATAATGGATGGGCTGTATTCTGAAGAAGACACATTATATTCACTTTCGTTGTAGTAAGCTGTTTGGCTACCGGAATCAATAGTTACAATCTGCTTAGTGTACGACTGAGTATAGTCATATCCCCAGTTAATAACTGCCTGTGCTCCCTGACCTCCCATAAATGTTATAATAATTTCTTTTAAGATCTTTAGCCTTGATGTGTCCCCAAAGGACAGCGGGTTGCTAAAGTAAGACATATCATAAGGCTGTCCGTAATCCTGATAGTTACTGTAAGTAGCAATACCGTTAGTGTTGCCTACGTACAGAGTACCGTCCTGTAGCCTTTCTAAGCCCCTCAGAGTTGTGTCTGACCATGTAGTAACCCTATGGGAGCCATCCTCCAAAGGAGTCCTCATATCAAAGCAGTAAACGTACTTTGAGTCGGAGAAAGACAATAAGTAAAAAGCTTCCTCAGGGCTGTAAATAGACCGTAGGGGGCTGTTGACTTGTTGTGTGTTAATGTAAAGTAAATCATTACGAACATTCTTACTGATGTCCCTAACGGGCATTGACTTTTCTTGTATAGTCCTACCAAAGCTCCGTAAGCCTTCATTGGACATAAACACTAAATCAGTCCCAGTGGGTTGTACAGTGTCTCTGTCAATACAACCAACATTAGCTATAGTGTCCGTTAAGGACATTGTAGTAGGGTCTGTGGCCCCTTGATAGACAACAATGGAGTTTTTACCGAATATAATTAAAAAGTTATTGTGTGCCGCTAAAGCTACAATCTCATCTAAACCATTGGGCCATACTTTGCTGATGTCAATGGAGCCTGAAGAGCCTCCAGACCATGCAGAGCCGTCCAGCAAGTCA